TGCCGACGGCCGCCCGGCCGGCGCCTTTGAAGATCCCCGAGAAAGCGTTGCTGACCGGGTCCCACTTGGTCCACTCCGGGATGTCGGCGTCGTCCTCAGACGGCGCTGCCGGCGGAGAGATTTTCGGGCCCCTGGCATAGTCATCTCGCGCAGCCGGTGCCGGCGGCGCCTTGGCGGTCCCTCTCCTGAAGGCGGCAATGTCCGGCGTCCAACCGCCGGTCTCTGGATCTTCGGGCATGGCTATTCGTCCGGAATGAGGTCACCAAGACCATACTCGATGAGCTTCTGCTTTCTGTCCTCGACGCCCTTGAGGTCGTCCGGGTGTGCCTTGATCCAGGCGAGATCCGCGAGAGCCTTGGGGCCGGGCGTCCGGTTTGGTGGCTTATCCGGGCTCCGCGTCCCGTCCGGCCAAGTGTAGGTTCCGGAGAACGGGACCCGCGACAGGATACGGAAAGACCGCTTGGCGTCGGGCGAGAGCAAATCGACACCGCGAGTGTCCGTGTAGGTAGCGGACGAGAAGACGTCGGCGGCGGCATCCATCTGCTTTTTGAGCAGATCGGCCTCGGTCGCGAGCGCGCCCAGGAGCTGCGCCTTCGACTGCGCCGTTGAGAGCCTGGATTTGATCTCTTCGATACCCGTCTGCGATCCGCCTGTCCCTCGAAAGGCGCGCTCCATCTCGTTGGAGACGGCATTCATTGCGATCTGGAAATCGTTGGCTCTCGCGTCTCCGACTTTGGTTCGCAGGTTGTTGATCAAGGCGTTGAAGTCCGGAAAGGTCATGTTGTCGAGCTGTTGGCCAAGATAGTAGAGCAAAAAAAGGTGCCCGAGCGCGCGGTTGGTCGAGATCCGTTGCTGGGCGAGCTGCCCCCTCGTGAAATTCGCCCGCGTCTCCGAGTTCACCTTGTAGCGGTATTGCCCGAATGTCGGGTCAATGCGGTGCGCGATGGTGTCCAGCGTCTGGAGGTAGGGCGAATTGGCCGCGAAGCCGGTCACCGGGATCGGTGATTCGCCCCGCAGGATCGAGCCCATCTTGGCCGCCATGCCGGGATCGAGCTTCTGGACGGCGCGCGTCGCCCTAGCCGATTCCGCCGCCTTCTTCTGCCACGGATCGTTCGGCTTGCCCTGCTTGACCTGGGCCAGGATCTTGTCGAAGGCGCTTTGGATCAGGGAGGCGTTGCGCGCGGTCGCGTCATTGACCAAGCGCTCATCTGCCGCTTGCGGCGAATAGCGCGAGAAGGACTGATAAGGGAGCCCTTTCGGCCCCTGCTCGAAGACCCTGAGAGCGTCCTGCTTCGCCTGTTCAGCGGTGCGGCCGGGCGGAATGAAGAGCTGCGGGAACTCGGCGTCGATTTCCGGCTCTGCCGGCTTGAGCCTCGTGCCGGGCTTTGGGGCGGGCGTGGGCGGCCTTTCCGTTGGGGTGGGCTCCGGTGCCGGGGCCGGGCCTGGAGCCGGTCCTGGGGCCGGCTGCGGCCTTCCTGGGGCCGGTTGCGGCGCGGGCGGTTGTGCCGGCATGGGCGGCGCCTGCGGCAGAGGCGGCGGGCCGGGAGCCGGCTGCGGCGGCTGCGCGGGCGGCTGCGGCTTCGGCGGCTCGTCCCCGAAACCCGGCTGCGGAGGGATGTCCGGAGGCTCCCCTCCTCCGCCGACGATCATCGGAATGGTGTAGGGCTTGCCGGCGTTCCAGGTCGGATCGAAGTCGGGATCTCCCGGCCGCACGGTCCGGATAGGCTCCGGCATTGCGGCGGGCATCATGCCCGGCTGCGCCATGGACTGATCGTCGGTTGGCGCCGGCTGCTCCTGGTCGCCCTGCGGCGCCGGCTGGTCCGGAGCATCCTCGTTGTCGTCCACGGGCGGCGGCGGCGCTCCGACGTCCGGGTTTTGCTGGTCTGGAGACGGCTGCTCCGTCGGAGGCGGGGTCGTGGCGTCCGGCGTCGGTGCGCCGGGCGTTCGCGGGAGGTCCTCGATCTTGCGACCAAACGCTCTCGCCTCCGCTTCCTTGGCGGCGGCTTCCGCTTCGGCCTTCCTGCGTTCGGCGTCGAGCTTTTCGATCTCCGCCCGCGTCTTGACGCGCTTGTCCTCGTCGTCCCGGATCTTGCGCTGCTGCTCCAGGTATTTCGACATGGTGTCGTTGCGGATGTCGCGGTCCGCCATCAGATCGTGGATCTTCTGGATCGCGTGCGGATCGTTGTCCAGCAAGTATCGCAGGCGCGGATCGTTGTATTTCTGCTCAAGAGCGTAGAGTTCTTGCTTGAGCCTGTCCGGATCGTCTTTATACGTCTGGTATATGTCGGCGTAGGATTGCAGCTCTTCCGTCTGCCGCTGGTGGAGTTGCTCTGCCGCAGCGTCCGAGCGGTCCTTCAGATACTTGTAGGCGGCTTCCTGCCCTTTGAGACGCGCGAGGCTCATCCCGCCCCGGTTGTTCATCATGTCGAACGAGAACTGCTGCACCGGGACCGAGCCGTTCTGGCGGAAATAGCCGCCGACGTTCTGCACGATCTGGTCGAACTCGAAGGGCTGCGGCATCCAGGGGCCGGGCGCGAGGCCAGGGTAGCGCCGGGCGCCGCCCAGAATGAAATCCGGCTGACCCCACGCCCCCGGCCCGCGCCGCGTGCCGATCTGCACGAATCTCTGGAGCGGACCATGGGGCTGCTGAATCGGGAGCCCGCCCCAGAAGCGGTCTGGCAGCGCGTCCGGCGCCGCAGGAGGCGAGACGTCGCCGAGCGGCTGCGGCTGCACGGGCTGCATCGACGGCATCTGGCCCGCGAGTTGGGAGAGCGGGAAAGCGGGTCTGGGTTGCGGCGGCGGCTGGTCCGGAGGCGGCTGGTCCGTCCGCTGCATGAAGACGGGACGCGTCCCGTCCTGCCCCATAATGTCCGGGTTGCCACCTTCGGCCATGGTTCACCCCATAAAGACGTCTGCGAAATCGGGGTAGTTGCGGCGGAGATGCTCGCGCCAGCCCCGGTAGTTACGGATCGGATCGATTGTGCGTCCGCCGAACTGGTCCTGCTGCGGCTGCTGTCCGAGACCGGCTCTCCAGCGCTCGTAGCGCGGGATCAGACCGCGTTCCGCCGAGCCCGGCGTGAAGAACGATTCGCCGTGGATCGGCTGGCCGGTCGCCCGGAACGTGCCTGTCCGCCGCTCCCTCGCCGCCAGCGATCCGGACGAGTTGTCGGTCGCGAAGTTCGAGATGTTGCCGCCGCCGAGCGCATTGTTCAGGCTCTGCTCGATCGTCGCCCGCAGACGCGGGTTGCCGGCGAGCGCGCGGCCCATGTTGCCGCGTGCATAGTAGCCGCCGTGCTCGCCGACAAAATTAGCCTGCTGCGCAAGCGTAGTGCCGCGAGCGGAGGCCCGATTCATCATCGACTCGATGATTGCCTGCGTGCCGCGCGGATCTCCGCCCTGCTCGTTGACCGCGATCCGCATGATCTTCTCCCGCAGCGCCGGGTTGTTCTGAAGCTCCTGGGCGTAGCGCGCCCGGTCCTGTTGCAGGTTGCGGTCCGAGATCTGCGCGGGCGGCTGCTGCTGCATCCCGCCGCCATAGGCGCCGCTGTAAGCGCGGCTGGGATCGTATTGCGGACCCATGGCGCCCTGCTGGCCCGGTTCGAGCGAGGTCGGCATGGTCCCGAAACCGGCCTGTCCGGCGAGCCCCTGGAGCCCGAACATCTGGCCGAGGAGCGGCTCGATGAGGTTCGCCAGCGGACCGAGGCCCGCCTGCCGCAGGAACTGCCCGACAAGCTGGGAGAGCGTCTGCGCCAGCATCTGCCCGAAGCGCTGTTGCGGCGTCATCGGCTGCTGCTGCGGCTGCTGTCCCGGCTGCTGTCCCGGCTGCTGGCCGGGCTGCTGGCCCGGCTTGAGCGGCATCGGACTGGGCTGGCCGGGCTTGGCGGTCGGGTCGAGCGTCGGGTCCCCCTTCGTCGCGGGATCGACCGCGCCCGGCGCGAGCGGCGTGGCCGGCTTGTCGCCGGTCCCCGGCACGACGCCCGGCTTTGCCGGCGGCTGCTGTGCGGGCTGTGCGGGCTGTGCGGGCGGCTCCCCTCCGGCGTCCGCTGGCGGCTGCTGTGCGGGTGCGAGCTTGCTTCGGTCGAAGGGCATGATCGCGGGCTGACCGGGAATCGGCTGCGCCGGCTGCTCGCCTGCGGGTCCGGCCGGCGTGAACTCCGGACCACCGACATCCTGGCCCCCGAATCCCTGCTGCGGGTTGATGCCGGCGGTCCGGCCGAAGTCCGACGGCGTCGTGCCCGTGAGCGTCTGCTGGCCGCTGCGGTTCGGCGTGATCGGGTCGTCGAAGCTCCGGGGAAGGTCGAAGCCCGCCGGCTGGAGCCAGGACGGTCCGCCTCCGCGCCCGGCGAACATCTGCCGCAGCACCTGGGTCAGATCCTGCAAGCCGCCCTGCTGCTGCTGTCCGCCGGCTTGGCCGCCCTGCGGCTGCTGCTGTCCGGTCTGGTCCGTCTGGCCCTGCGAGGCGGCGAGCTGCGAGCCCGGATCTCCACCCTGCGCCGCCTGGATGGCCGGATCGGTCTGTCCGGCGAGCCCGCCCGACTGGGACGGGTCCCAGTTCATCATGCCGCCGATGAGATCGCCGAGGCCGCCGCCCATGCCGCCGCCCATGCCGAGCCCGTCTCCGCCGCCCCCGAATAAAGACGAGAGGAAGTCACCGCCACCGCCCCCACCACCACCACTGGAACCGAAAAGGCCGCCGCCGCCGCTGGAGTCCCCGCCGCCCCCGCCACCGCCCCCGAAAAGTCCGCTGAAGGCGTCCGTGATGAAGCTCATAGCTCACCCCTAACCGAAGGTCGGCGTGGATGGTGCATTGCCGGAGGCGCCGCCGCCTGTGGCGCCGCCAGGACTGCCGAGCACGTCTCCGATGCCCTGCTGCGTCTGTGACTGCGTGTTCTGCTGATTGGCGACGTTGGCGAGCGTCGCGAGGTTCGAGACGTTCTGTCCGCCGATCTGCGAGGCCGTGAGCGCTTCCTGCTGCTGAAGCCCGGCGGCCTGCGCGAGCGCGCCGAGGTTGGCGCCGGCCTCGTCCATCGACTCCATGGTCGAGCCGCCGAGCCCCAAGTCCGCATAGCGTCCCCGGATCTTGTTGAGGTTCTGCATCATGGTCCAGGCGACCATGGCCGGATCGAGACCGCCGCCGCCTCCGCCTCCGCCGTCGCCCCCGCCCTTGCCGCCTGACGCCGCGCTCTTGCCTGCGCTCAATCCGGCCCCGACGAGGTTCCCGACGCCCATGGCTAAAGCTCCATCTTGTAGCGCGGCTCCATCTCCGTCGCGCCGATCCTCCGCATCAGAGGGCCGATGTCGTTGTGGGTGTCCGACTGGAAGCGCCAGCGGACCGCCTTGCGATACTTAGCCCAATCGATCGACGTCCGTAAAAGGGGGAGGGTCCGCCACGCCTTGCCAAGCTCCGCAGCGGTCACGATCACCTGGAACTCGATGTCATTCGGAAGCCAGGGCGTGGTCGATAACAGACCGACCAGGAAGGCGTCCTCGTTGCGGATCGCGTAGAACAGGGTCGTGTTCTTGAGCACGACCTCGCCCATCCAGGCGTCGGCCGACACCGCGTCGTAGTTGTTGGGGTAGCGCCGTCTGAAGATCCCATGCATCCAGGGGAGGTCGTCCGAAGTGATCCGCCGCGTCGGATCTACCAGAACGGGAACACCCACTGAATGAGAGGGCTCGCGCTGTAGCTCTGGGCTATGTGCTCCTGGTGGTTGGCAAAAGTCCACCATCGCCGCTGACTTTCGTCGTTGAGGTCCACGTCCTGAAGGTTCTGCGAGTAGGGTATACCAATCGGGACGACTTCCCACCAAGCGCCGGTCGCGTCCTGCACGAGCTGCGCGGGCATGTTGACGTTGGCGTCGTCGTGCGCCTGCTGGTGGAATTGGAAATATTTCGCGTCGTTCTGGTAGGGCGGCGTCGGTCCGTAGGGTCCCGGACGGGGCGCGATCCAGTAGGGGAGGGTCGAGAGCGCAACGAGGCCAGGGGAGTTGCCCATGACCCCGAGCTGCAATTTGTGAGCCATCGCATGCTCGAAGACGAAGGCGGTCCGGCCCTCCTGCGTCGCCGGAATCGCAATGAGGCTGACTTGGCTCACCCGCGCCTGCGGTCGTAGTCGTTCCGCCTGGAGCGGATCTCGGACGAGAGGAGTTCGGAGCCCTCGCGAGCCGGAGCCCTGGTGTCGGACGTTCCCAGAGGATCAAACTCGCGAGGACTTACGCGATCCAGACCGAAGTCCGAGCCGCGATTGTCTGGCAAAGAGGCTCCTCTTGGCCCGACGCCGGGGGCCGTCCCCAGACGCAAAGGTCCGGCGAGTGAGCGAGCGGAGTTCAGATACCCATCCGGAATCACGCTCGTCGCCGCCGGCTCCGGATTGCTTCTTGGCCATGGGGATTGCCTCGCCATTTCAGTCTCCCTTGTTCCAAGGCCGGAAGTCGAGAAGCTCGACCGGGTCCGGCCATATGCCCCGGAACGTCAACGCGCGGTCGTCGATCGTCAAGAACGCCGCCGGCTTCTCGCGCGGCCATTCGATGTCGTGAAGCCAGCTTGGCTCGTCCAGCACTTCCGGGAAGCCGCCGTTCACGGCCATGTTGAAAAGCCAGATCTGCATGGCGTCGAGGCCGCCCGGCTGATTGGTCCGCGATGAGAAAATCGCCACCCGGAAGTGCTCGCTCGCCGCCTTGATGAAGGCGAGCGCGCCGGGCACCGGACCGTCGGGGATCGAGTCGGCGCCCTTCCAGCCGGATTTGTAGCTGTGGATCACGCCGTCGAAGTCCAAGCAGAGAATCGGCTTGTTCACCGCCGTCTCTTCGCCTTAGACCGCGCCTTGCGCAGGTTGCGCCGGCTGGCCCGCTTCTGGAGCCTTGTCCTGCCTCTCGGCATTTCCGCCTCCGTTGCGCGGCGTGCCGTCCGAGTCGCGCGTCACGCCCTTGTTCGCCCACATGGCGCTCTCTTCCAGCGAAGTGATCGCGAGCGCCTTGTATCGGCCGTCTGGAATGGTGACCGTGACCATGTGCATCATCTTCGCGTAAGCTTGGCGCATCAAGGCCATGCGCTCGATCTGGTCCTCGGACGGCTTCAGGTATTCAAAGGTTGAGGGGTGCATTAGCATAGCTGACGTGACTCCTGTCTGCTCGTATGGGGATTCCTTCCCCGGACAGAGCCTGTAGCACGTCATCGACGGATCGGCACACATGCACCGGGATGCCGGCCGCGTGGAGATCCGAGTGCGTCCCGCGCTGCGCCGCCGAAAGCCCCGAGCCCGCCTTCAGCTCGATGCCGACGCAGCGACCCGCGAAAAAGACCAGGATGTCAGGCATTCCCGGCTTCAGACCAGCGCCCTTGAGCATCCCGCGCATGGCCTTGGTCATCTTGTCCCAGCCGGACGGGAAGGTCGTGTAGAAGGCCGGGCGCAACAGGAGCCAGTCGAGCGCCCCCGCTACCGCCTTGTGAAGCTCCAGTTCCGGGTAGGATCTTGGAGCTGTCAATTTGAAGGGGCGGGGGCGTTTTCCAAGGCGAAAAGTCATCATCGACGGCCAAATCTCACCGGGCCAGCCCGTCCCCCTGGCCTCGGCGATCGGCGTCGCTTCGGAATCCAGCCGCGATAGCTGAATCCCATGCTCACGGGCTCGCGTCGCTTGTTGCCCCGCTTGCGAGCCATTCTACCTTCTCCCCCTTCTCACTCGGCGTCTGCGGAATCTGCCACGCTTGCCGCCGCGCATGCCCACCGGGCTCTGCTCTTTGGCCATGCGGGCTCCGCGACCGCGCATCGGGACCTCAGTCTTCGGTCTGCGACGCGTCCGCGTTTTGCCAGCGGGATCGACGCGCGAGCGGGGGCCGAGGTCTACTCCTCTGGGCATTAAAGCCTCCGTCCTTTGCGATACGAATTGAGCCGGGGCCTCCACTTAGGAAGCCGCCAGCTTCGCGGCTTCGCAGCGCGTCTCAAGTTTAGAGCGCTGCGATCTCGGGATGCCATCAACGCCCTCTGCGTCTCTTGCGAGCCCTGATCCGCCGCGCCCGTCTGGTCTGCTTCAGTCTCTTAGCCATGGTGCCACCTACCGGCGGCGCCGGCCGCGACGATAGCGCCTTCGTCCTCTGCGAGCCATTTCGGCCTCCTCTGGATCATGCACCGTAGAGGGTGCGCTCTTCGGCCCCGATGTGGAGCCGCTCGATTACAAAATCCGGCGAATTCGACTGAAGGTCAATCCCTCCCGCGACTCCGTTTCCGGACAGGGGCTGAGCTTCGAGCCCGTAGCCCTGTCCCGGAGCAAGCTGGAAGCTGAAGCCCTGCGTGCCTCCGGGGATGCCGCCGCCGCGCGTGATGAGCGAGCCATTGACGGAGACGCCCCGTCCGGAAAGGTCATAGAGTTCGGCGTAGATCCTCTTGAAGTTCTTGATGGTCAGACCGGACTTGTCGCGACCTCTGAAGAATTTCGAGGACAATTTCTTAGTGAGCGTCGAAGACGGTTGAGCAAACAGTCTGTATAGATGCGTGCCGTCTGTCCCGTATGGCGTGATTACACTGTTGTCCTCGTAGCTACCGATCTGGGTCAGTTCCAAACCCTGCGAAGCCACGGACCAGAACTCGCGCCCCTTGATGTTGCCGTGCCACATGAGCTGCATCGAGCGCGGCACGCCCCACGGGTCCTTGAAGCGTCCGTTCACGAGCATTACTCTAAAGCCGAACATGGTTGCCGGCGCCATCGTCGGGTAATACTGTGAAGTATCGAGAGTGATGAATGTATTAGTAACTTTCTCACCGATTACTTGAGCATCGCCACCATACATCAAGAATATACCCGCGCCGTTGAACAGGACGTGATAGCGGCCCCAGCGTCCGACCGGACGCGGGAAGCGCTGCCCGACTTGCGGGTCCACGTTGGTGTAATTGAAGTTGGTCAGCGCTGGATCGGCGACCGTGCCCTGTCCGGTGATCTGCACGTTGGCGACGATGTCGGTGGATGAGTCGCCATAGAAATAGAGGTAGCCGGCCGATGCAGCGAGATCCATGAAGGCGTAGGTCAACTTGTCGCCGTAGTAGCCGAACGAGCCGCCGCCGTGGATGGTCGAGAAATCAGCCCCGTTGATCGGCGCCGAGAACGAGGTCACGTCCTTGCCAACGATCCACATGCGTTCCTTGTAGACCTCCATGGCGTAGATGCCCGGCAAGCCCACCGGCATCACGAAGCCGCCGCCCGGAGGGTCCTCGCCGGTCAGCCAGCGCGGCGCGGTCTCACCCGGTGCGCTGAGCACCGAACCATCCCAGGCGTAGTAGCCGCCTGGGGTCCCGGCGCCGCCGGGCTGCGGGCTTCCGAACAGGACGCCGCCCTGCTCGCCCTGCGTCTGTCCTACCCATCGCGGACGCCAGACCTTCGCCGACGCCCAATACTTCGGAGCGATCGGTGTCCAGATGTTGCGGCCCGCCGTGCCGGAGATGTGGACGACGTCCTGGGTGTCGAGGTCCACTTGGTCGATAGTGCCGTCCGATAAGAACATCCAGCCGAAGCGGCCAGGGGGCGGCTGCGAGTAGGTGTTGGGCTGGCCTTCGGTCACGCCAAGCTCGCCGATAAAGCCGAAGAAGATCCGCAGGATTTGCACACCGGACGGGGCTGTATAGATCGGCGCCGACGGCCCCCAGCACGTCCGCAAATTCCCAGGCCCAATCGCGAAGAAATTCTCGTTCCAAAACTCCTCCTGGTCGTCGATCGAGTCGCGCTGGGCCTGCTGGTTCAGACCCTTCCACTCCTCCAGGGTGAGGATGTCCGGAGCGTTGTCGGATTGGATGGGCATGATTGGCTAATCATCATTTGCTAATCAAGCGGACCGCATCGTGGCGCCGTAGGGCGAGACCAGCATTTGCGGACAGACGACGGCCGCGCACATGGGCAGATCCGAGTTGAAGAGCTGCGCCATGGCCTGGGCGTCCTGGCCGCGCTGCTGCTGCATCAGACAGAGCGTCGCGGCCCAATAGGAGACCGCGTCAACCCACGGATAGGGGATGATCTCGTCGTCGTCGTCGTTCTGGAGCGGCGCCGGGATGCAATGCAGATCGACCTCCATGGGCGTCTCCATGCTGGGGATCGGCGCGAGGTAGAGACGCCCCGCCGGCCCCTCGCCGTATTGCGAATACCAGCCCGGTTCCGAGATGGTCCCGTAGAAGGTGCCGTTGTAGATCCGAAAGCGGGCCTGGAAGTCCGAAAAGACGACGCGGCGCCACATCGGTTTCCAGCCGCCCTGTCCGATGGCAATCGCGAGCGATCGGCACGAGAGCACCGACTCGACGCCGGGAAGCTCCGCCTGCGCGGCCGATGTCCACATGGCGAAGGGGTAGATCTCTTGTCCGGGATGGGTCTTCGTCCCCTGCGGCATGACGCGCAAGCACCCGGACGCGTAGGCGATCCGGCGGCGGGCCTTGTTGATGTAGCGGGTCAGATTCGGGACGGTGAAGAACTGGCCCTGCTGGTCATTTAGAAGATTTTGAACCTCGTCGATGTAGTTGGCCAGCATGGGGTTCTCCCTCGGGCGCGGCTGGCGGCTCAACCGCAGCGACGAACGGCGCCGTGCCTCCTACGGGCGGCGCGACCGCGCTGTAGCCCACCGTGCCCAAGACAGTCGCCGCGCCCGGATTGCTCGCCAGCGGATAGGTGATCGTCGTCGGCGAGGCAATGGTGCCGGTGAAACTGCCGTCCCAGCCGGCCGGCGTGAAGCCCGCGACAGTGATTGCGAAGCTGGCACCAATGGGATCGGTAGAGCGGGCCATGGTGATGGTCGCGACGCCCGCCGCCCAACTGGCGCCCGTGGCGGTCCGCGATACGGGCGCCGCCCCACCGGACCAAGTCGGCGCCCAGGTGTAGGTGCCGCCGGTCCCCATCTTCACGCGCGGCTCGCCGGCAACGCTGCCTGCGCCGGCTCCTGGGGGCACTGGCGGAGTCAGAACGGCCGGGACGGGTGCGTCGGTCATGTGACTACGGGCCTCCCTGTGCCTTGGAACCACGGCTGCATGGGAAAGGGCGGACATGGGCACGGACAGGGTGGCACGACCGTGGGCGTGCAGCTACCCAGGAGCCCGGTGCCCTTGGCGCGCGTGTCCGATTCGAACGCCCATGGCTGTCTGGGATAGGGCCAGCAGCCGAACGCCCACGGGTTGCTCGAATACTGCCTCCGGACCGTCGAGTAAGGCGGGTCGAGCCAGTGAGATCCGGGGATCACGTAGCGCGGCCACTGCGCCGGCTGCGGCGCGCACGGGAAGGCGCAGACCGGCTGATAGTTCGGCAGGAAGTTCGCTTGCGTCTGGACCGGAATCACAACGGGGCGCCTCCGGTGATGCCCTGGAGGATCACGCCGGTCGAGGGCTTCGAGCAGACGAGGTTCAGAGCCGTCAGCGACAGTCCGACGCTGGCGATCTGGCCCTGCGGGATGGTTGAATACCAGCCGGTCCAAGCAAAGTTGGCGTCTTCATGGATGACCAGGGTGATATACTTAGAGTTGAAGCCGAAAGCTGTTCCCACAGGGCAATTGAGGTCGAAGAAAATCGGCGTGTCCCCAAGTAAAAGACCACGGAAGCCCGCGTTGACCGGATCGTCCTTGCCCCATCGCGAGCTTGGGTCATTGTTGTAGCGCTCCACTGCCATAAAGTCGGTCATGAGCGTGGTCCAGTCCTCGATGGACATGACCACGAAGTCGAGCGCCTCGCCGCCTGCGTGCTTCGCGGCTCCCAGGAGCTTCGGAATGAAGGTCGCCCGCGTGAGGACCGCGCCGGCCGCCGCGTAGAGGAGCCCCGCCCAGGCGGGATAGGTCGCCCTATCCAGACCGCCGTAGACGCCGGCATTGCCGTAGGCGTCGAGCAGCCCGAACATCTGGAGCACGTTGCCGCCGTTCGAGCCCATCAGGGCTCCGGCGAGCGCCTGGAGCGCCGAGTTCTTGAGGTCGTTGAGCTTGAGCATCAGACGGGACGTGACCGCGATGGCGTCCTGTGTCACGAGCTGCTCCAGACCGAAGGACGTGACCGGGGTGGCGAGCGCGCAGATGTTAAATTCGGCATTCACCGTTTGCGCAACGTCGGCCGGGATGTTGAACTGCCCGGACGGTCCCATCCAGGACGACTGGACATACTGGCCCGTTTGCACAGGCTGAGTATAGGGCGAGACACCGCCCGATGCGCGGATGGCATTTCTAAGTAGAAGCGCCAATAGAGGGTTCTGTTTGTAAATCAAGACGACCACCATTTGCGCGAAAACTCTTCGGATGGTCGCCTCTAATTCCAGACCAATAGGTCCAGACGGAATGATGCCAGCGCCCAGAATCGGCATTTTCTATGCTCCTACCTTTGGCCCCGTTGCGTTTGTTGGTCCGCGTGGATCGCTTTCAGGATCTCACCACGCCCCCACCCTTCCGGGTCCTTGGCGATCTCGGCGAATCCCTGCTGCTTGCCGTGGTCCCAGCGGGAATTGTCGAAGGGCTCGGAGGCGCTGGGCGGCTCCTTCGAGGCCATGTAGCTCGCGGCGACGTCGTAGTCCCCGATGCGCTTCTCGACCATCATCTTTTCCAGACGGGTCATCGCCTCATCGGTGAAGCCGTATTGCTTCTGGGTGCGCTCGCGATCAGATCGCCACTTGGCGTCCTCGTCGTCCTCGCGCTTTTTCTTCTCGACCGTCTCGCGCTTCTGCTGCTCCTCGTCGAACCTCCTGTCCATCTTCGATTCCAGGTCGTAGTCCGGGATCTGAAGGTTCGGATACTTCTTCTTGATGAGGGCCTTGGCCTCGCGATTGAGCTGCGGGTCGTTGTAGATCGACTCGACGAAGTCCGCGACTTGCCGGCGACCTTGGAGGAACGTGTATTCCTCGTCTGTGACTTCGCGGGGCATCAGTTCGTGTTCCCCTTACCGACGATCCTCGGTTGCAGCGGCACGCCGCCCTCGGGCTTCGGGACGACCTTCGGAATCGCGCCCCATTCGGACGTCTCGGACTGCGTATCGACCTGGAGGATCGTCCGGGGAGGCGTCTCGGGCGGGGTGGCGATCGGCGGATCGTAGCTGCGGTTTTGTGCCATTGCGGCCTCCTATGCGCCTGGGAGTGGGGTGGAAGGCATGGGCGGCTGGCCCCCGCCGCCCTGGCCCATGCGGGATAGCGGACCCATCATCGCGTTGCGCAGGGTGGCGCGGAGCATGTCGCGGAGCCCGGTCGCCTGGACGCCCTCGGTGGGCGCTCCCTGCGGAAGGTGCCGGCTGAGCCGCTGCATGGCGCGGATGACGTCGTTGTAGAGCGGGCTTCCGGCCGGAATGCCGCCCAGCGCATCGCGGACCATGTCGAGCGCCTGCTTGATCTTCACCATCGCGTCGGCAGAGTTCCCCTGGCCTGGAGCTGAAACCTGGGGTCCCTGCTGCCGACGCTGGAGCGCGGCCATTATCGGACCACCGTCTCCGATGTCCGGCGGACCCGACGGCGCTGGGGGAGGGCCGCCACCGCCACCGGGAGGACCGCCGCCGCCAGCGGTTGGGTCTGGCGGGCCGCCTGACAGGTCTTGATCGGGTAATGGCATTGCGCACTCACGTCCGGGGTTCGGGCGGTCGCCCCTGCCTCCAACCGCACTCCAGGCGCAGACGTTGGCTCGGGACGTCCCGTGCGCAGCAGGACGTGGCAAGGATGCGACCGGGGCCGGACACTAAACCCCCGCCGGTCTTTTTTGCAAACGGGACAACCCCCGGCGGGCTCGCGAACCCGCCGGGGAGCGGCCAGGGGGAGCCGGGGCCGGAGGCTCGGACCCTGGCCTATTGCGCCGGGCGGCCGGCCGGCCGCTGGGGCGCCGTCTCTTAAGCCCGGCCCTGCTGGACGTCCGACACTTTCATTGGCTCGCCTTCTTCTTTTTCGGTGCCCCACGATGGCTTGGGAAGCCCAGCACGTTCATAACCATCTCCTCCTGCTTCTCCTGCTGCGCGGCCTGCGCCTGGGCCTTCTGGCGCTGCCTGAGACGCGCCAGGAGAAGCTCCGCGCCCGGCGGGTGCAGCATGTGGATCAGATCCTCGGCGTCGATCGCGCCGGCACGGGCGAGCGCAATCGCGACCTGTCTGTTGTCCTCGGCGAAGGCCGGCGAGGCCGAGTGCGAATCGACCTGGACCTGGAACGGCGTCGGGAGCTGCGCAAGGAGGAACTCGACGCCCTCGGCGGTCGTGTAGATCGAGCTGTCCATGGCCTGCATGACGCACAGCGACAGATAGCCGGCCTCGGCGAGCTGCCGCTCCACTCTCGCTGCCTGATCGATCAGACGGGGTGAGGACGTCCGGACCAGCGTCTGAGCGTGAACGCCTGCCCGCACCCCCGGCTCACCTTGTCCTGACATGACCGGGCTGAATCCGGACGCCTCGTCGAACAGCTTAAACAGGAACTCCAGTTCCTCAAGGTAGCCCTGCGGCGGCGGCTCCATCAGCTTGGCCGCCTTGGCGTTCGGGTTCGGATCGTTCAGGAAGCCGCCCTCGTTGATGATCTTGAAATACTGCTCCTCGGTCACGCTCGTGAACCCGCTGAGCACCTGCGAGGCGTTGGTGTTGCGGTCCCACATCACCTTGATGTCGCGCAGCCGCTGGTTCAGCACGTCCTGCAACATCTGGATGTCGGCGATGATCGAGCGGCCCCAGAAGTAGCCGGGCGTCGGCTGCGTCTGGACCTTCACGAACGGTGAGCGGCCGGGCACGCGCGAGAGGTTCCGTCTGGTATTGTCGCCCTCGATCAGGATGTCCGGGTAGACCATTTGCAGCGTCGTGTAGTCGCCGCCCTTCGAATCGCGGTCGCGGACGTAGACCTCGCAGAACTTCACCGTCGGCGCGAGATGGCGCTGCGGGCGCCAGGGCGTCGGCACCGGGAACACGTTGACGATGCCGGCCGCCGTCGGTGAAGATCCCACGTCCCCCATCGGTTGCAGACCGCCCACCACCATCTGGTGCAGGTAGGTCGGCTCCTGCGCGTCGCGCTCGCCCTGCCGGGTCTCCTGGATCTGGCGAATGATCTCGCGACGCTGCGGGTGATTGTCGTGCTCCAGCTTCGCCGCGAGGCGCGACACGGTCGGGTAGCTGATGTGAACGAACGCTTCTTGTTCGTCCAAATGTAAGGTGGTCTCGCTCAGCACGCCGAAATTCTGCGGGTGGACCGGAGCCCACTTGAAGCTCTCCCCGTCCGGAATGCACTTGAGCAACTGGGCGCCGTTCACGAGCGACCAGACCACCGCCTCGGCGAAAGTGATGTCCGAATCGGTCTGGCGGAAGTCGGCGGTGAGCTTCTCACTCACGAGCTGCGCCCGCTGGAGCACGTCCTCGGGCTCGGACGAATCAAAGACGATCTGAAAGCGGACGTCGGTCGGCTGCATCAGGAAGCCGGCGAGCTTGTCCACGAACGGCTTCGTCTTGTTGTAGATCGCGGCCCGCGCGTCGTAGGAGCCCATATAGTAATACTGCGCGGCTCTTGTGTAGACCATGCCGCGCTCTTCGGACGAGGCCATGCACTCGTCTATGACTTCCTTGGTCCAGCCCTGTAGTTCGAGAGTAGTGCCCGGTATTCTCAGCATGTCACCAGACTTTCATCGATCTTCGCTTGGACACTTCTATCAGGTCCGGAATGGTGCCGGCCTTGATCCCCTCCTGGAGCCGGTCGAGCCCGTCCTTGCCTCCCATCTCGGACCGGGTCCGCCGGCCGATCGAGATCGCGCCCTCGACCACTTCCTGGTTGGCGCCCCAGGTCGAGCGCTCGGTCACCTTCATGATCTGCGGGTTGACGATGTCCTTGTAGCTGACCTTTGGCGTCGAGCCTACGCGTCCGCCGTCCGGCTTGATGTCCGCGACGCCGTAGTCCTCCTCGGCGATCTTGTAGGCGAGCGCCGCCGCCTTGGAGGCCGGCGTCATGCCCACGAGCGCGGGCGGCTTGAACTCCTGCTGAAGGCGGGCCGCGCATTGCGGACACTCGGGCGGCGGCTGGTCCCATTGCTCGGGGTTGACCCAGACCTCCAGGAAATGACTGCACTCCGGACAGGCGTAGGTGCGGATGATCGGCATGGCTACCTCAACGAAAAGCCCCGGCGTTCGTGGCGCCGGGGCTCTCTCGATCCTGCCAGTCGTTGGGGGGCATCGGCCGGCTGATCGATCCTTAAAACTGTTCCCTGCGGGCTCGCGCTTTGCGATGCATCATCCGCATGTGCTGCGAGAAAGCAAATGATAGCATGGTCCCCGCGTCCTGTGGAGGCCGCTCGCCCTTGACCGAATCCCAGGTCAGATTGCGGGCGATGAGGCCCGGCCGGCGCCACTCGACCCAGGCGTGATGCGCGAGCACGCTGGCGGACACGAGGTCGTCGTTCTCCTCGGTATCCGGACCGGCGCCAAGCCAGCCCTCGTCCTCGACGATCCCCTGGAGCTGCTGCACGAGCTTCGGCGAGCGGATCTCGATCCGGTGCAGCATGATCGAGTCGCGCAGCTCCGAGTAGATGAAGTGCTTGTTGTCCGCGTTGGTCTTCCAGTTCACCACGTTGCCGGCCCCGCCCATGGTGTCGGCCCGCTTGTAGAGGAACCACCGGACGTTGCCGATCATGTCCAATAGCGGACCGAGATTGGGATCTCCCTGGAGGATGCCGCGCTCGGCGAGCTGCCGAAGGTTCCGGACCTCCGGCATCACGGCGGACCCCACGCCCGTCACTTCGAGGTTCGCGATGTGGTCCTTGTAGGCGCCGCACAGATGCGCGAGCGCCCAGGCGAGCTGATAGGTCAGCGGCCGGTTGGTGCAGTATTCCGCGACCTGGACGACGCGGTCCGCATAACAGCGGAAAACCTCGATGGCGTGATCGTTCGACTCGCCGCCGCCGCCGCCGGACGGGTCGATGCCGATCACGTAGACGCCTTTCGGGTCCGGCGGTTCCCAGACGCGGAGATCCACCTCGTCCAGCTTGCGCGTCTGCCGGATGCGGGACGACAGGAACCTCTCCTCGAAATCGTAGTGATAGCCCTTGAAGGGCGGCGGCGGATCGAGCTGCTGGGTGATCTCCAGCGTCCGCTTGGCCGGGAAGAATCCGGACCCGGAGGCAATGAAGCACTCGATCTCGTGCCACGGGTAGTGGCGGAGCATGTATTCCTCCGCCCGGTATTCCGACTCGCGCCGCCACCACGCGATCTGCTCGGGCGTCACCGTCACGCCGTAGTTCTGTTTGACGTAGCGGGCCCGCTTGATCTCTTCCTCGTCCAGATGCCCGTCCCAGAAGATCTTAAAGTCCGGGTCCGATTTGGGCAAAGTATAGGTGGGATTAGACCAGAAACCGACAAATATAAATCGCATGTGCCGGTCTTTTTTTGCTTGCTGGCAATGGTTGTAAAACCAATTAAAACCGTTCGCGACCGACTCCCAGATGTAGAGCCGGTTGGGATTCAGACGGGCGAGCGACGCCTTCAGCGACTCGACGCCGGCCAGCGACTTCCACAGCGAGCACTCGGTCATGTGCGCCATGTTCAGCGCACGAGAGGCTCCGAGATCCGGATTACTAGCCGCAGCCAGGAGATCGATAACAGACCGATTTGCAAAGGCCATCCCGTTGCGGTTGTTGACCAGCAGTCGGTGTTCCGGAGATCGCCATGCGGGTGGGAGCGTCTCCAACAGCGCAGCGAATATCCGCCGTAGACGCTCAAGATTGTCCGTTCTGTCCGCGATAATGGCTCCCTGCACTCCAGGATTGGCGAGAGCCCAGAACAGCTCGATGACGGAGCACACGGTCGTGATCGCAACCTGTCTGCATTTGAGGACCACGAACTCATGGACACCCTCAGAGAGCCCCTTCGCCACCGCGTCGATGACCATGCGCTGAGAGGGCCAGGGGTCCACATGGACCCGGCCCTCTTCCTTGGTGTCGATCTCAACGGACGTCAGGAGGTCGTAAATCCCCTGGCGGATGGTCGGCGTCGCCATGCACGGGATCATAGCCCGTCCCGTCCTTGCGTGGCCAGCTTCCGGACAGAAGCGGGTTTAGCGGACCGGGCGCAACCCGGCGCGGCGGATGTGTGGCGTAGGCGAGGATCTGTTTCAGCGTCTCGCTGATCTCGCGCAGCCGGTCATCGATGTGACCAAGCTCCGCGATGATCGCCTCCTCTGTGACGTCGCTTGCCATGCCCGGCTCCTTTCGCTAAGCCTCTGCGTCTCGTGACTTGCTCGTATCGATTCCTTTCAGCTTGACGCCGCCCCGCCCACGGACGGCGTCTTTTTTTCCTCCTCGGCAAGCTCCTGGCGCTTGAGCTGCGCCCACCGATGCAGATCCGCGAGCGCGAAGTTGTAGTTCCTTTTGGTCATGCTGCCGTTGTTGACCTGAGAGTCGAGATGCTCGCGCATCTTGGCGAACCGCTCGTCAATTTGGTCGTGCGTGAGAACCATGGGGCTCCTCCGGTTTCCAGCGTCCCTTGTGCTCGTCCGGGAAGGTGACGCCATCCTTCGCGGTCCACTCGAAGCAGCAGCAATCGCCGCCGTCCGTCACGATCACGCGCTCGACCACGCCCATCTGCACCGCGATCGAACGGCAATAGTGCTGGAGCACCGCGATGGCCTCGTCCGCATGCACGCGGCGCCTGACATATTCGTGGGTGCCGTTGACGAAGAATTGCACCACGTTGAACTCGGGCAGGCTGACATAGTCCTGGCTCATGGCTCTTGCTCCAGTTGGTTGCCCCAGCAGTCCCAGCCCGCGCGGCGGCGACGCGCGAACAGCTCGCAGTAGGGACCGCACACGAGTGACTCGATGCAGTCCTGAATGATTTCCGGCTTGGCTGAGTGTCGCTTGGCCGCGAGCGCCTGGAACTGACTGACGTCCTTGGCATTGCGCTCGACCGATCCGCGCTTGCCCAGCAGCACAAACTCGCATTGGTGGCGCGTCCAGTAGCCCAGGCCCGTATGGCACTTGTGCCAGACGAAGACGACCGTGGAGAACTCGAACCCCCACCGATCAAGGATCTTGAGCGAGCGCTGCATGAACGGCCCCGACGTCCACAGGAACAGCAGAGCGCCGTAGGGCCTCGCCAGGGAGCGCACCGGCAGATCCGCGATTTGCCTGTCCGTCATCGTTGGGTAGTGCCGCTCGGCTGAGCGGCCCTTCCCTTTGTCCGAATAGGTTTGGAATGTCCAAGGTGGGTCCGCCAGGATCACCGGATAGTGACGCTGGCGGAGCCCGTCAAAGGGCCACGGGCGTTTCATCGCCAGCCCTCGATCCAGCGGTGGACGGCCTCCGCGTCGCCGCTCATGGCATACATGCCGCCCAGGATAATCAGCCCCTGAAGCGCCGGCCTGTGGGCGATGGTCGTCTCCGGATGCTTCTCCAGGTCGGAGCCCATCGACGTCACCGCGTTCACCAAGTCGCCCGCGTCGAAATATTCGCGCGCACGCGCCTTGCACCATTCGAGATGCTCGTCCCGCGTCCTCATGCCTTCCCCCTCGCGACCTTGGCCATGAGCCGCTGCACAAGCTCGCGCGCTGCGCGGCTAGGCCGGGCGATCCCCTTGAGTCCGTGCTTCATGGCCTCGCGGCCGGACCGGAACACGGGAACGTCCGTCTGGTATTCGAAGACGTCCGGATCAACGCGCAGGTTCACGAACATGCGCGCCGCCGCCAGCCGCAAGGCGAGAAGGTTCATCGCGCCGTGCGTCGCCACCCAGCCGGCGCACAGCTTGCCATCGCGCTGATGGCAGTCGAAGCGCGCTTGCGGCTGGAGCGGCATGATCTCGTCATACTCGGCGAGCTTCTCATACTCGTTCGCCGCCCACACGCCGGACGGGACGTCGCGGCGGTAGGGGCACGAGGAGCACGGCGAGCGTGCGCAGGTCAGGGTCTTCATGGCTTTCTTCCTTCCAGGATCTTGGTCACGTAGTTGATGGCGGCCTCGCCGGAGGCGATGACCATGTAGTTGCAACCTTGCTTCACCAGATCGGTGACGTGGTTGCACTTCTCGCACTTGCCGTGCGTGAAGAATTTGTTGGGGTCCGGCATGTGCTGCCGGACGCCGCATTTCTCACACGACCATTTCTGGTGGATGGTCGCGCCGCCCTGCATGACCTTCAAGGCCGTGCGCGCGACGTCGTAGAACGGATGGTCAGCCATCACGCTACCTCTGCGTCAAGCTCCGAGAGCGCCTTGTGGAGAAGCGCAACGCCGCCCTCGCCCATGTCGATGTCGCGCCCGCTGTAGGAGACACGGAACGCCTGCCCGTGGTGCTTGGGGTCAACGTTCGGGAGCGGCTGGCCGACGAAGCGGTAGAGCATCACGCGCACGGCGAGCGCCCTTTCCACTTCGAGGGCGATCAGACGCGACCGCTCGCTCTTTTCCTTCGCTTCGCGCTCGACAAGCTCCTTGTAATCCACATAGGGGCCAAGGATGAGTTCGGGACTCAGCGACTGCATGCCGCCACGCTGGCCCCCCTCGCTGACATAGCCCTGCACCGTTGACTTGTGGTTGTGCGGGGACTTGCGGTCGCCGTTGATGACCGTGGTCACGCTCGTCACCGTGAAGCGCCGAAGCTCGGGAGCTTCCTTATTCACGGGATCATGGATCTTGATGGCGTAGACGTCGCCCACGTTGATTTTGCTCGCCTGCATCTCGATCTCCTCTTTGTCACTCGCGCCCCTTGACACTTGATGTAACCGCGCCGCGCCGCGCTGTCAATACCCAGTTGTGACACTCGCGCGTTTTTTTTTGCTCGGGGGCGA